AACGTAAAGATTAACAATTCCCTAACGGAGAAAAAACATGGGATACGATACAGAAGAAATCTGTATCTTGTGCTTTAGTGTTTGGTTCTTAGTAGCATTTTTTTATACTGCTTCTACTATATAAACACTTAATCATTTAGAACGTTTAACTCACTTTCAAATAAATTATGCAAGTTAGAGAGTTTACTCTTACCTAACTGTAGGATACTTTTAATTATTTGATTCTCATTCTCATTCTTAAATAAATTATTTACTTCACTTTCAGGTAACATACTAAACTCAGTAACGAGTTTGTTATCTCTAGTGAGTAATACTTTAAAACTTACTAAGTTAGCTTCCTGCTTTTTGCTCTGCGACATTATCTTCCTCCAGATTTGCAAAGGTTATTTTATCTTGCCTTCCTCGCAAACCTGCTTTCATATAAGCAGTTGCTCTACCCTCAAAAAAGTTTTGATGTTCTACTCCCATGACCTCATCTAACCAACCAAGAGGATTCTCTCTCTGGTCATAGTTAGTTTTAAGTCCAAGTTGTAGTAGTCTTCTATCTGCTATGTATCTATTATAAGCATACATATCTTTCTTAGTTAATCCTTTTAAGTCTCCCATTTCAAACACTAAGTCAAGAAACTTATCTTCAAGCTTAACCATCTGTCTGCATATATCATATATTTCTTTTTTAAATTTATCAGTCCATATGTCTAGGTTTTCTTGGATAAACTCTCTAAATAATTTAGTCATAGCTTCAACGTGCATTGACTCATCTCTTATAGAATAGGTTACTATCTGACCCATACCTTTCATCTTTCCGAACCTTGGAAAGTTTAACAAGATTGCAAAGCTACTAAACAACTGAAGACCCTCTGTAAAGGCAGAGTATACTGCTAATGTTTTAGCTATGCTTTCTTTATCTCTTCTAGTTGTTTTTATATTACTAATATAGTCATGTTTATCTGCCATCTCTTCGTATTCTGCAAAAGCTTTATACTCTAACTCAGGCATGCCTACTGTATCTAGTAGCAGACTATAAGCATGTTGATGAATAGATTCCATGTTAGCAAAAGAACCCATCATCATTCGTGCTTCTGGCTTTTTAAATATTCTCATGTATCTGTCTACATAACCAGAGCCGACATCTACATCAGACTGTGTAAACAACCTGAATATCTGAGTTAATAAATTCTTTTCATTGTCTGATAACTCTTGCCAATCTTTGACATCTGTATGTAATGGTACAGATTCCGGCATCCAATGCATTTGATTCTGTAGTACATAATAATCAAACATCCAAGGGTTATCAAACGGTTTGTAATAATCTCTTGTTCCTAGTAAACTCATCCTATGTCCTCCCAACATTCTTGTATACATAAATGATTATCTTGATAATTAGTATAATCTAAATTTCCATAAATAGTGCTGACATAAAATCCAAACGCTACAAATAAAAATACAAATACTAAAATATAATTAAATGGATTTTTCATACCTCTCCTAATAATTTTGTTTTAAAGTTCTTAACTTATCTTCCGCAGTAGCTAACTGTCCTACTAAAATATCTGCTGACTCAACAATATTAGGATGTTCTGCGACACCTACTTTGTTGTCTAAATAGTTTTCTAAATTAGCTTTAGCTTCCATTATCTCAGCTTCATATCTAGCTTTTAGTGCTTCATAAAGCTTAGTTCCAGAATATACACTCATAATAACTCCTATTCAAATAAATATACTATAGTTCCTACTAATAAAGCACCGCATATAGGAATGATGGAAGGAACAAATACAAACCAAAACATGCCATTATCAGCAAGAAAATCCAAATCATCTTCATGTGTTTTTACCTTTTTATCCTTCACAACTTATACACTCTACTTCGTCTAATCTTATTCTAGGTACTTTAATATTTACATTTTCTGCTGCTCTTGCTGCATCCGACCTAAAGTAATATAAAGATTTTAATCTATTCATACCATACCAATGAACATCATTTACATACTGCATGTAGTCATCGTGAATATCTTGTTCCTCAGTAGCTTTTGGTAGCGTGAAGAAAAGATTTACACTTTGACTTTGACAAATAAACTCTTGCCTTTTGTATGCATGTTCAATAACCCAAATCTGATTTATCTCGTTTGCTGTTTTAAATATTTCTTTTTCGTTCTCTTCTAAAATATCTAAGTGTTGTACAGAACCTGAGTTAGCTGAAATATCTTTCCAAACATTGTCAAGTTCTTCACCTTTCAAACCTTTTGAACGAAGAACTTTATCAAGATATTTATTTTTAACTTGATAACTTCCAGATAAAGTTTTATGAGTAAATGTATTTGCTCGAAAGGGTTCTATTGACGGAGACGTTCCACCACATATAATACTGCTACTAGCATTAGGAGCAACAGCAAGAAGATGAGCATTCCGCATACCAGAGTTAGCGACATCAGGAGCTTCCCCACGAATCTCAGCCAGCTTTTTAGACGCTTCAACAGAGCTTTCCTTAATGTGTTTAAATGCTCTATAGTTAAAACTAGTAGCGAATAAACCTTCGAAAGGAATGTTTTTACTTTGTAAGTAAGCATGGAAACCCATTGCACCAAGACCGACAGACCTTTCACGATAGGCTGAATAACTTGCTTTTGTAAAACCTTCTTTACCCTCTCTAACATAATTTTTAAATCTTTTATAATTAGCATTATACTCTCCAAGTTGCTCCGTGTCAATAGCATTATCAATAAAATGTTGTAAAACATTGTCAAGCATAGTAATTAAATCATTTATAAAGTTACTATCCTTGGACCAAGAATCAAAATGTTCAAGGTTTACACTTGATAAACAGCACACAGCAGTTCTTTCTTCGTTTGTAGGTAGAGTTATCTCGGAGCATAGATTGCTCTGTTTTATCTCTAGTCCTAAATCTTTTTGTTCTTTCGGGAGAGCTTCATTACAAGCATCTATGTTAACCATGTAAGGCTCTCCCGTCTCTGCTCTTGCAGATATCATCTGCCACCATAAGTCTCTAGCTTTTACAATCTTAACAGCTTCTTGAGTTTTAGGGTCTACCAATCGCCAATCTAAATCCTCTTGTACAGCTTGTAAAAATTCATTAGTTATGTTTACACCATTGTGTAAGTTTAAACATTTACGATTGATATCACCACCTGACTCTTTCCTCATGTTTATAAACTCTTCAATCTCAGGATGAGAAACATCCATGTAGGCAGCGTAGCTACCACGTCTTGTGACTCCCTGATTGAAAGCCAGCATCTGCGAGTCTACAACATGGATGAAAGGTATACTTCCAGTAGAACGACTGCCATTAGCAGTAGATACCCCGTTACTACGAATATCTCCCCAATATCCACCGATACCTCCACCTGAGCTTGCCAACCATATGTTTTCATCATAATGAGAAGATAACCCATCACGACTGTCAGGAACATAGTTAAGGAAACAACTGATAGGTAACCCCCTAGTTGTCCCCCCGTTACTAAGTATAGGAGTGCTGAACATGAACCAACTGTCAGAAGCGTAGTCATAAAGCCTCTGAGCCAGTTCGAAGTCAGTTTGTTTTTTGTATGTTGCTGCAAATACTGCAGCCCTTGCGAAAGCTTCTTGAGCATGTGTTTCTTCCTCCCAGAAATATCTATCTCTTAATGTATCCAGACTAAATTTGTCTAGCTTTTTTTCTTTATCATAATCTATTACGATTCCTAAATAAGGTTTCGTTCCTACTTTGTCATCTACCATTATTCATCCTCTAATACTTTGTAAACTGATAATAATCTTTTTTCGTACCACTCGGCTTTGCGTAAGTCCTCTATGCCATTCTTATAACGAAATCTCCATCTATATTTCAACGAGTTGCCACGTAGATACCCAATAAACTCTTCGTGAGTTAGCATAGCTTCAATAGCATCTATACACTCTATAGTGCCTTGATTATAATGTTCAGGATGATTTACTTTATCTGCCATTTAATATATCCTCCAATGTTATATCAGGATTTGTTTTTACTTTTTTATAAAACCATCTAGGAGAATATGCACTTAACATAAAATTATTATTCAGATAAACATGTTGTTCTTCAGGTAAGAACTGTTCTATATTATCTAAATTTATTTTATCTTTTTCTTCTCCATCTGGAATCATAGTCCTTAACCATTCCAATAATAAAAGTTTAGATTTTTTTCTAAGCTTCTTTGCTTTTTTCTGATTCATAATTTTTAACAAGTTTCCAATAATTTAAAATACTATTAAACATATTGATGTGTTTCTCATGCGACTCCTTATCCCATATATGACAAGATATTATATCAGGATTTTTTCTGTCTACAAAAATAGAAACTCTTTCTGGATTATTATAATTACATCCTTGTGCATACGCTGATAGTTGCATACCATGTTCATCATAAACTAATTTAGCAGGGTCTTTACCCTCTAAGTTATCTTTAGTTTTAAAGTCAACAAATATTCCTGACTTAGAATACAAATCAATCTTACCACCATAACCTAAATTAGCACAGAAAGAATCTTCTGCAATCCAATTTTCATCTGGAAATGTTTCGTCTAAATAATTTTTTATCTTCTTGTATATTTTATTTTTAGATTTACCTAAGAATCCTTTTTCTATCTTAGCATGTATTTCAGTTCCTTTCTTAGCTGCATTCTTACCAATCTTTTTTGAGTGTTCTTTACACCTGTACATAAACTCTTGATTAGATTCCAACTCTTCCTGTTCTAAAGTTAAAGCAGAGTTTATAGCTTGCTCTATCTTCCAATTTTCTAAAGCTGGTTTAGCAACCATTCCTAGTATTGTAGTTACCGATGGAACTAGTCCTAAGTTTTTAGCGTCTCTTAATGTAGTGTTTCTTTCTTTACCATTAACACCGATGATAGTATACATAGGTTCTCCTTCCTGAGTATACCAATGACCGGACTCTGATTTAAATTTACTGTATTCGTCATTTACATTTTTTATCATATTCTTTAAACGCTTTAATTACATCTTTTGAAAATAACTTTTGCAAGTTTACTAAGTACATCTTACTTGCTTTGTTATCGCCACCTGCAACTGTTTTAAAATAATCAAGATTATCTACTATAGTTCTTAGAACATCTGTTTTAAAAACTAAAGTACAGTATTCGTTATCGCCTATGCAAAGATTGTGAAACCAATAATCTGATTCAGTTGCTTTTATGCCGGATGGTTTGTTCCAAGATTCATATTCAATAGCTATGTTTCCTGTCTTCATCCACATATCTCTTTCGGACTTGACCTCTATCTTTTTATTGGTTAGCATTTCTGCTATCTTTTCTTCTCGTATTGTACCATATTTTAAATCTATGTCAAACTTTTTTCTATCTTTTTTAGTGGGTTTCACTCCAGTTACCTCCTATTTTATATTCGCCATCTAAAGGACAACGAAGATTAAAATGCTTACCTGCATCTATAATGCTCTCTACTGCCATCATACCTATGTACTCTGACTTAGCTTCTTCAACCTCTAACTGCCATTCATCATGTATGTTAGCTACAAATTTTACTTTTAATAAATTTAATTTAAGCTTCTTAGATAAATCTACCAATGCTTGTTTCATAACAATAGCACCTGCACCTTGCAGTAAAGTATTCAAAGCAGCGTGAGCATTCCTCACATAAAGTTTTCTACCATCTATACCTTTGAGGTAACCCTTAGTCGCTGCTCTTTTAACCCTGTCTCCAAGAGATTTAAATGAAGGTCTATTATCGAAGAAATATTGTCTAGCTCTTTTACCATCTCCCGAATCTCCTCCGACCACTTTTCCAAGTTTCTCATCTCCTGCTCCGTACATAAGTGCATAGATGAATGTCTTTGCCTGATTTCTAGATTTAAGTCCTGCAGACTTTTGGTTAGATGTGTGTATGTCTCCATTAATGATGTCATTTGTAAACTCCTCGTCATTCATGTAGTGTGCTAACATTCTAATCTCAAGACCAGAAGCATCAACTCCTATCAATTTGTTTCCATCTTCTACTATCCAACAACTTCTACACTCTCTACCATACTCACTATTAAGGCTAGGTACTTGTGCCATGTTGGGATTTCTATGTGTCATTCTACCAGTAATAGCACCATTAGGTATTACAAAACCATGTACTCTGTTATCATCTTCAACAGCTTCTACCCATGATTCAACCTGTGCTATTCTTTTTTGTATAAGAAGAAAGTCAGCTATCAACTTAGCTTCTTTAATGTGAGTTATCTCTGATAAAGTTTTCTCATCGACTATCGGCTGACCTGTTGGTGTAAACCTATCAGGCTTCCAACCAAACTCTTTTAGATACTCTCCTATTTGTTTTCTACTACCAAGATTAAACTCTTGTAGTTGCTTTCTCATAAAAGGTTTAGTGTCACCAGTCATTTTAATTCTATCAAACTCACAGTCTGTCAGTCCAGATTTAGATAGTGTGCCATCTTTCTTAAACTTAGGAGTTACTTCTTTTATATCAACCCACTTAGGTTTAAATGTTTTGTGCACCTCGTCTTCGATAGACTGCATTCGTTCTCTAAGTTCTGCTAATAATAAATTAGCATATCTATCATCAAACTTAAAACCATTTGTCTCCTGCTCTTTGATAACCTTAGCGACTTCATGTTCTAGATAAATTGATTCTTTAGAAAAACCTTTTGATTCTTTTCTAAGTTCTTTGAACACTAAAGTATTTAACTGAACATCACGAGTACAGTATTTCATCATGTCCTCTGAGTAGTTTAGATAATCTTCAAACTCAATCTTTTGAAAACCAAGTTTGTATCCCCACTTCTCTAGACTATGACCACCTTCTCTAGTAGGATTAAACAGTCTAGATAAAACTAGAGTATCTAGTATCTCTTTTCCTGTAAGTAAATTTACATCAAAAAACTTTTGCACCATAGGTATATCAAAACCTAAGATGTTATGACCTATAAGTTTATCAGCACTAGCTAATAACTCTACTCCTTCTTTTAGTTTGTCAGGAGGAAACTGATAAATTTTATTAGTCTCTACATCTTGTGCTACTATGCACCAGACTTTCGTGGCTTTTAAATCATCTGTTTCTATGTCAAAAACTAAATCCATTTTAAAATCCTTCTTCGTTTGTATCTACTTCAATGTCTGACATGTCTACCTCTGACAGTCTGCCGGTTTCTCCATCATACAATAGATGAGTAGCCAATCCTACATCGCCAGTATATCTAGATTTTAATACTCTTACTCTAGTTGTTCTGGCTTCATCAATATCATCAGATTGTTGATTTCTTTCTAATGCTATCACACAATCAGATAATTGTCCAATACTATTTGAACCTCTCAAGTGTGACAGAGAAACCTCAATACCATTCTCATGTCCTTTGTTACCATCGACTCTTCTCAAGTGAGACACAAGAACTATTCCTGCACCTGTCTCTTCGACCAAACTTCTAAGTCTAGTCATGATAGTATCTATTGCTCGTCTTTCGTCTCCTTCTGAAACAGCACTTACTAACATGTGCAAATGGTCTACTACAACCCACTTACATTCACATCCAATAATCATGTATCTTAATTTAGAAAAGATATCATCAATATCATTTGTACCAAAGTGAGCATGTACCCAAACTCTATTTTTATTATCACCATCATAAAGAATGTCAAAGAATTTATCTAATTCTTCTCTGCTAAACTTATCTCTTTCTTGGTCAATGTAAAGTCTAGCGTTGGCTTCTATCGAAAGTATTCCATCAATAGTTCTTCGCCAGTCTTCCTCAAGAGCAATGACTCCAACATTATCTGTAGTGTTTTTAATTAGATGATGTTCTAGTTCTCTAGTTACAGATGATTTACCAAGTCCTGTACCACCTGTTAGAGTTACTAACTCGCCTTGTCTCAAACCATAAAGTTTATCATTCAATCCTTCCCAAGGGAAAGGTATGCTTTCTTTCTTCTCTCTGTTGTGAAACTTGTCTCTTTGTTCAGAGACATTTATAACTCCGGAAGGAGTATAAACTTTAGCAGCCCACCAACATTCAACAAACTCTTTATGCTTGTTGTTTCGAAGCATATCGTTGGGGTCTTTCCAACCATTAGGAAGTGTTGCTATCTTAGCCTTACTAGGCTTGAATAGTCTAGCAACTTTCTTAGAAGCTTCCTTACCGGCTTTGTCATTGTCAAATGCAATGATAACATTTTCAAAGTCATCAAAGAAATCTAAGTTTTCTTTTACATCTTTGACCGCACCGGCTGCTCCGCTTTTGATAGAGACGACTGCCCACTTGCTACCAAGTAACTCGTAAGCAGCCATCGCATCGCACTCTCCCTCTGTTATGGTAATATACTTACCACTCTTGAACAACTGTTGTCCAAACAAACCGGTATCTGATTTAGTACCATGCCAGAAGAATTGTTTTTCTCTAACGCTTCTGGTTTTTGTAGCTGAAATCTCATGCCCATTGTAGAATGGATACATGTGTTTAATAACATTACCTTGTAAGTCATGGACAACTTTTACTCCATACTTCTGAGCAGTATCTTTACTTATTCTTCTGTCAGTAAGTGCAGAGAAAGAGCCTATCTCAACATTGTCGGGCTGTTTTCTTACTTCTTGTGTTAACTCCATATCTTTTCCTTCACATGCTTCTTTATAGTTAGGTATAAAAGAATCGCAACTAAAGCATTTAGCTGAACCATCTTCATTAACACCAACTGCGTCACTACTGTTACATAGCGGACAGGGTTGGTGTACTTTATCCCAAGTACTTGTCATGTTTACCCTCACTATTTAGTTATTTTTCTTTTATAGTTTTAGTCTCAGAAACTTCTTCTGCTTCTACTATCTCCTCAACCTTAGCTTCGTCACATTCGTCAAGTAACTTTTCTAAGTTTGCTCTATGAGTAGCAGAGGCAAAAGTTAGTGCTTCTAATATTACTTCTAAACTACCTACTTTTGATATAATAACTCTGGCTTCATTCTGTTTACCTTCGTCTTCAATCTTATTGACATCGTAAACAAGTTCACCATCGTCTTTCTTAACAGTTATAATCATATTAAAACTCCTCGTTATCAGTATCTTCTTCTTGATACTCAACTAACTTATCTACCTTTACTGCCATAAGTTCAGCAAAAGTTCCAAAGTTATTTGAGTAAGGTTTGATTTTAACCTTAACCTCAGAACCATTTCCAACCAACACATCTAGCGGATTGTTTTCTGTGTCCACTAACTTAGGTGCTTCGTTAACACGAGTTCCTACATTTACTTTTCTACTGAAAGAAAAAGCAGGTTGGTCATACTTAGGTTGACCAGACTTATCTCTTACCTGAGATAATCCCATAGCCTCTAAAGAAGATGCAGTATCTTCATCAGTTAATACTGTTATCTGATATTTAGGGTCACCAAAGCGAGTGTTGGGTGTAGTAATGTTAGCCCACATCGCCTTTCCTGTTACATATTCATACATAATTTTACTCCTTTGTATTAAATTTGTTTAAAACTTGTGCGATTATATCACACTTTATTTTTATTTGCAAGTCTTTTTTCTCTTCTTTGTTTGTTAATTAATTCTCTAGTATGCTGTATATCTTCTTGCATATCTTCCCATAGTTCATCTAAGACTATCTGATGATGTTCTTTCGGCACATTAATTAATTGTATATCACTTTTCTTTTGTATCCAAGTTTTCCAATATTGTTTTTCTTGGCACGACTTCTTCCAAGACCATTGAAAAGTTTTGTCAAGTTGCTCGTTGTAAGTGTAAAACATATTACCTCATGATATTGTAGGGCGGTGTTTATAGAGTGCTTGTAAACCCACTCGACAGGAACACATTTAAATTCCTTCCTGTAGTAATCCCTTACTGGAATACCCTACTTTTTTTCAGACTTTTGCAGTCCACTTAATACAGTTAGGAAGGTGTTATTGTGAGGGCAACTGTATTAAAGGATACATTATAACATATAATGAATAAGATTGCAAGTCTTACCATTTTAAAATATTAATTACTTTGCCCTGTTCGTAACTAAATCCTCTACTCTTTTGGTATGGGTCGTGTCCATTGCCAATGTAAGTAAAGTTAGATTGTACCATGCATGGAGCAAGATGGTCAAGATACTTATCAACCCAACCATCTATACTATCAGCGTATCTTTCTACCTCTTCCCATGTACCATACACTTCATGTTTCTTTCCTTGCTCATCAATAACAATAGCAATCTCTATGTTGTTCATACCGCTTCCTTGTGCCACCAGTTAGGCATCGGTCTACCTTTCTCCCACTTAGCGTAATGTTTTTCGTTAACAACATATCTGCGATAAGCAACGATAGGGTCTTCATGTTTGTATTCATCTGGCATAGCCTGTGCAAGTGGTGTCATGTTCCACTTACGAACTATAGGATTTTCAGGTGGTATATTCCCTAAAGATAAATCGTAATCGTTAATATTTGTAGGTACTTTTTTTAGAGCTTCACTAAGTTTAGTAATGCTCGCATGTTCTCTACCATATCTATATTTATATTCATCTCCTAATGCAATGAAGTGGTCGTACAACCATTGATAGTTTCCTTTTGATTCTCTTGCCCAAACTGTGCAAGGGTGATTCCAATATGCTCGTTTGTAAAGTCCTACCTCGTCTGCATACTCATCGCCATCTAATTCTCTGTGTGCAGTACACAACATCTGTGCAGTTTCTAGTGGCATTTTAACCAACATCTTATCTGGTTGTGCTTGTGCTGATAAAACTGGACAGTCATAAAAATAAAATATATTCATTCATCTTCCTTTTCTGTTATGATGTTATAGTCATAAACATCAACATTATCACAAACATAATTTTTCTGTTTAGAATATTTGTTAAGGTTGTCATAGTTATCATAAAATCTTTGTTTAGCTTCTTCTATGCTTTCAACATTATCCATTATAATTTCACTCCAAACAGTCTCAGCAATTTCTAATTTAACTTTCATCTGCCTTGCCCTCGATATGCTTTGTAACTCTTCCTTTTGTTTTTATTCATGTGCTTAGTAGATATCTTAACTCGTCTACCTCTGCCACCTCTCCCCTGAGATGTGCTTTTCTTAACATGATTAATTAATTTTACTTCCTTCCTAATCGCCATAGTCTTCCCAAGTCTGCTCGTTAGTATCAACAATCGGAGCATTGTCATAATACTCGTCAACTATTTTGTCGTATATTCTATCCATTGTATTCCCTCATTATTAAATTTGATAGATAATCTATGACCACTTACCGATGGTAGAGCCTAAATCGGTGGGGTTATTTCAAGAACCCATTAACTACTGCCACTCTGAAATTACCTATCAAATTCTTTTGTTAGTCTCCTAATTATTATATATTTTATAATATATTATAATATTTATTATTATTATTAATATAATTATTTATAAAACTTATAAAGATTATAACATACATTTCTTGTTAAATCAAGTAAGGATTGTTATTTTCTTTAACATTTCTTTACCAAAATCTTCTTCAATCTTTTTCTCAAGATTCTTTTTGAAGTCCTCTTTTATCTTTTTACTTTTTTGTTTTTCTTTGTTAGTCATTTTTACTCCTTCAACTGTTAGTCAAACATAGCCCTAGGAAGCCCATAAGTCTCGTCTAAGGCACAAGAATTGTTTTGATAGCCTACCCCTCATTCATCATAGGGTAGACTCCCTACTGTAACTCTTGGTAATTCGCTATCATAATGCATTGATACTATCTCAGCAATCTTCTCATAAACAAAGTCTATAATCTCATTCTCTTTGAGTCCTCTGTCCATATCGTAATCGCTGTTAGTAATCATATCATCATATATATCTGCTACTAATCTATCAATAGTTTTGTCTGGTAGTTTAGCAGACAACTCATTAATAGCTGATAAACTTTCGTGTATTGTGTCTTCCCAAATCTTCATACTTCCTCCTCGTAAGTTACTGATTTTACTACATTATTTACTGTTTCTATTACCTTGCCAGACTCGTATTTATACTTTCGTAAATCTCCATCTGACTGCCAA